GCGACACCTGACAACAGGCTCTTGCACGCATGATACCGCACGTATGCATGTCAAAGCCCCCGCTGATCCCCCCGCTGTTTCCAAAAGTGGGGGTATTATAGTGCGCGGCTGGCGTTAGGGCACCTTGCAAAGCACTCCAACAACCAAATGCTCCCGTTTGCGTGTGTGCTGGCATGCGCTGCATTACAGTATGATGCATTGCAGTGTAATAAGTAGTATTGCAGGTATTATAGAGTATATAGAGTAGGGGCGGTATTAAATCTAGTATTAGATCCGCTCCTTTCATGGTGGTGCCTCTTGCTCCTTGTGGATATGCACCAATCATGCCATGCTCGCACGCAAGTAATGTAACAGTAGGAGAATGAAGATGGCTACTTATGGGCTTGGCAGTTCTGGTGGTATTCAATTCACTGGTTATACCAATACGCTTGGTGCTGGTAATGCCGCTAATGGTGCCACAACCGGGTTTGTCTACTTCAATGGCATCCAGCAGGGTGATGATCGCATCGTTAAGATGCTTAGGAATGGAGGTGGAACGATTGCTTCCACTCGTATCCTGTATACTTTGCTCGGTGCGGCTGTTGGTGCGAATGCGACACAAACTAAGAAGCAGATCAAGTGGGAACAGGGTAGCCCCGGTGGTCTGATCCCAGTCGAAACGATTAACATCGTCAATCGCAACACCAACGCGAATGATCTGGCTGCGTTTCAGGCACTCGTTTCGCGTGTCGTGCAACCCTCCACCTATCCGGCTGATCTGAGTGGGAATGGTGGTGGTGGTAAACAAACCGCTGCCAGTGGTGGTGCGTACTGATGGCCGCAACTGATTATGGACCTGAAATAAAGTCCAGCATGCAGAAAAAGCCCAGTCCTGGTAAGGCAAAAGGCGATAAAGACACTAAGGCAGAAGCAAAAGCCGAAGGTGACACACCGGCTGAGATGGCACGTGATAAAGCACGTGGTATTCCTGAAGGTAGTCCGCGTGATGAGCGTTTGGACATGCAAACCATGCAGCAGTCAATGCCAATGCACAATGTTCCACCTGATGCACACCATGTTGCTGCTGCTGCTGGTATCGCACATGCGATATTGGGTAACAGGGGGATGCGCTGATGGCACGTGATCCGAGTGTTATGTCAATGGACCCGAGTCAGCAGAGTGCTGGGTTACAGGCTGTGCTGGCCTACTATAAGAGTAAGGGTGTTGGTCCAGAACAGGTTACTCCTGACATGATCAGGCAGGCTATTGCTGCTAATGCACGTGCTCCTGGTGATGTGGAAGCGAACAGAGTAGGCTTAGGTGCTGATCTGGGTCTTGGACCTGTTGTTCCTGGTTTGCGTAATGCTGGTATTGAGGACGCTAACGATGGTAACACGAGTGCCGCACCTTCCGGTAGTGTAACTGCTACTCCACCCAAGTTCTATTCTGATAGTGCTGCATCTCAGCCGTTGGCCGTTGGTCCGCGTGTTACACCTCCTGCTGGAGATGCTGGAGGCGGAGATGGTTCGCTACTGCAATCACTTGCACCGCTGTTAGCTGGTGGTGGTGCTGCTGCATTCCCGTTGGGTCGGTATATCCTGGACAAGATGCGCGGTGGTGGTGTTCCTGGTGCTGCTGGTATTCCTGGTAGTGTGCCTCTGTTGCCGTCACCTGAAGCACGACTTATGTTAACTGGACCAGAACAACCACCGTTGCTTACAGGACCGGATGCTCAAGCAAGGATTGGCGGTCCTGAACCTGTTCCACAGGTTGCTGGCCCACGTACTGGTGCACCGCAACCATCCGGTCCTGGTGAAGCACCACCTATTGCATTTCCTAACCAGTCTACCGGTAGACCACCTGTTCCACTACCTGATGGTGGTGTATCACCACCGCTGCTACCGCTGCTACAAACTCCTGGTGTTGATCTACAACGGCCTCCTGCTTCATCTATTAGTCCTGCGATTGACAAAGCAATACAACCTCCAGCGGTAGAGCGTGCACCAGTGCGTGGTTTGCCACGTGGTAGGCCTCCTAGAATTATTCTACCGAGGTAGTCATGGCTGATGTTCTCTACAACCAACCACTGCGTCTCGCGGATGGTCGGATCGTTTATCCCGAAGGTGAAATATCCACAGACTTTACTCCTCCAGCCGGTCATGTGGAAGTCCCAACCGGTGAGGAAGCGCAACGAATTGTGGTCGCCGCACGACGCAAGCTGAGTGAGTTGCCTGAAGTTCCACAGACTATGAATGCAGTCAGTGTCATACTGAGTTATACGCTGTTTGGGTTAGATGACGAAGAGATTGCCATCGCTACCAAACTCACTACAACGCAGATCAGTAGGATCAAGCAGGGTGATGCGTACACGCAGATGCATGATGCTGTTGTGCGAAGTGTATTGGATAGTGAGACGAACGTAGTCCGTGAGTTGTTTGTGAAGAAGGCAAAGCAAGCAGCGGAGGTCGTGGTTCGTGCAATGGAAGAAGGCACGCGCGCTGACAGGATGGCTGCTGCGCGAGATATCCTTGATCGTAGTGGCCACCGCCCAAGCGACGTTGTTGAGCATCGTCATAGGATGGATGGTGGTTTGGTTATTGAGATAGTTCGCCGCGACGGTGCTGTTGTGCCAACGATAGAGATGAACAGGGAGTAGTGTAATGGCATTCGTAGCAGGACGGAGTTTGGTGCTTGGTGCAGCTACGGTTGTTGCACTGCCGATGATGGTGGATGTGAGTGGTAATGGTAACTCGTACTCGCTCTACAGCCACATGCGTCTACCGGGTGGTACGACGTACACGTTCGATAGTGGTAATGTGTTGGTGATACCTGCAACTACCGACACTGTGATTGCTGTCCCACCTGGGGCTACCAGTATCACTGCTACCGCTGCAAGCACTGCGCAGTTGGGGCAGATGCAATGAACGAGTTAGTACAAGAGTTGATGCAAGAGTTGTTGGCTGATTATGCTATTCCTGAACCAAATTCAGGATGTTATCTATGGTTAATTAATACTGACAAGGATGGTTATGGCAAATTAAGGCGTAATGGAGAAGATTGGCGTGCTCATCGATATATGTATTGGTTGGTACACAGGAAATTGCCTGATGATATGATGGTGTGTCATACATGTGATGTTCCTGCGTGCATTAATCCAGAGCACTTGTTTCTTGGTACTAATGCTGAGAACTTGGCTGATATGGCTAAGAAAGGAAAATACCGGAACAATACTGCACTTCGTGATTTCTGTCCAAATGGCCACCGACGCACTGAAGAGAATACGTATCTTTTCCGTGGTAAACAGTTGTGTCGAGATTGTCGTATGCAGAATGATGCAGATCGCTATGCACGGGATGGTGATAAGAGGCGTAAAGCTGCGATGGAATATTATTGGAGGCGTGGTAGAAGCCTAAGAGGCTTATCGTGAGCAAAAGATACAAAATCATAGAAGGTGGACTACACGATAGATTTCACCAGAGCACAAAAAAAGTCCAGTTCGTAGCTGGAGGTTTTGGGAACGGCAAAACCGCTGCAACTTGTATCAAGGCACTGAAGCTATGCAAGGACTATCCAGGGTGCAATGGTTTGATTGCGCGGAGCACGTATCCGAAGCTGAATGATACAATCCGACGGGAATTTTTGCAGTGGTGTCCAGCAGCCTGGATCAAGCGTATGCCGTCGCGAGACGAGAATACCCTTATATTGAAGAATGGCTCCACGATCAACTTTCGTTACGTGGCACAGCAAGGCAAACAGACGGAGGACTCGAAGTCGAACTTGTTGTCTGCAACATATGACTGGATCGTGGTGGATCAGCTTGAGGACCCAGAGTTTAGTCATAAGGACTTCATGGATCTAATGGGTCGGTTGCGTGGCAACACTGAGTATATGGGTGATGAATCAGGTATGCCGCGTGTTGGTCCTCGCTGGTTCATGGCTACGCTGAACCCGACACGCAACTGGTGCTATCGTGAGATTGTGAAACCGTTACATGACTTCACTGAGCGTGGTGTCGTCAACGACAAGCTGATGTGTGAAGTGGATGACGAAGGCAAGCCGCTGCTGGTAGATGGTAAGCCTGTCCCACTCATTGAGTTGTTCGAGGGTAGCACGTATGAGAACGAAGAGAACGTGGGCAGTGACTACATCCGTGGTATGTTGTCCACCTACACTGGTAGTATGCGTGATCGGTTTGTGTATGGTAAGTGGGGTGCGTTGAGTGGTCTGATCTATCCGCAGTTTGATGAGACTGTGCATGTGCTGAAGCACCAGGATGCGCGTGACTATCTTAGGCAATTACGCATGACTGGTTTCCAACCGTCCTTCATAGAGGGTTATGACCACGGGTTGTCTCGCCATAGCTGCTACGGACTGTTCTTCGTGGATGATGACGCGAACACGATCCTGTTGGATGGGTTCCGCATCGCGGAACTGACGATAGCGATGGCCGCGAAGCACATCGCCACGATGCGTGCTGAATATCGGATTGAGGATGATGAACTCGATGCGATCTATGCTGATCCTGATGTATTCAGGCGCAAGGCAGGTAGTGCCCGCACGGTTGGTGAAACCGTAGCTGCGATCTTCGCTGAAGAGGGGATCAGGATGCAGCGTGGTAACAATGATATCAATGCGGGCATTAGTAAGAATTGGCAGCACCTGACGCCGCTACCGCTGCATGAGAACCCGATCACGGGTTTGCATATGGCTCCGCACTTCTACGTAACCGATAGGTGTCAGTGGTTCATTGATGAAGTGACTGAGTATTACTTTCAGCGTGATGGTAGTGATGAGACAACTGATAAGCCTGTGGACCGGAACGATCATGCTATGGATATGTGGAAGTATGCGATGACGCAGCGTCCTAGATTGGCGCGCTATACCGGCAAGCCGAATGCCGTGCCTGCGTATATGGCATGGCACGAGATCGAACGGGCACAGCAACGTGGTCCGAAAGCGAGGCACAGATGATTGAGTTGCTGATCTGGATACTGGTCCTGGTACTGATCTTTGGTGTCGTGTGGTGGGTCATCACGTTGATACCGTTGCCTCCACCGTTTGCACAAATCGCACAGGTTGTGGTTGCACTTATCTTTCTGCTTGTGCTGCTTAGTGTGTTGTTTGGTGCTGTTCCTCTCCGACCGCTGGTGAGATAATGTCAGGCAGCAACGAACAAGACGATCCACAACTCGACCTCGATACGAGTGGTGATCCACTTGAACAATCACTTGTTCAGGCTGATGTTGGCATGCCCGCTCCGGCAGAGCCTCCTGCCGTGTATAAGGCAATGCCTGATAGCCGCATCCCTGTAAGCAGCAAGCGTGGTGGTGTGTGGCGCAGTAGGAAGGATACAAGCCAGAAGGCAATGAAGGATTTGATCGATGCGTGGGATGAAGCTATTCGCTATTATAATCATGATCAGTCTGATCATCGTGATGGTACAGATGCCAATGTTGCTGGCAATCGGCATATCGCGCGCCGACTCAATGAACGCTTCTCTTCTACTGAAAACATTGTCTTCTCGAATATAAATGCGCAGTTGCCTGACCTGTATGCGAAGAACCCAATCGTCACGGTGACAGCACGACCTAGTTCTGATCTCGACATGGATGCAAAAGGCGATGCATTTGCACGTGCTGTTGAGAAGCTGGTTGATGCTCTATTCAGGATGAAGTTTGCGCCGGGTGTGAACATTAAACCGAAGGCGAAACGTAATGTGGTCATTGCGTTGTTGACCAACCGCGCGTGGTTTGAGGTTGGGTATACGCAGAAGGACAAGAGTAGCGAGCAAGCAGCTACAGATTTGCAGCAGTTGTCCGATAAGCTGGCTGCTGCGAAGGATGATAAAGAGATCAGGGAGGTGGAGGCTGCACTCACTGCTCTGGAAGAGAAGGTTGAGTTTCTGCAACCAAGTGGTCCGTATGTGCGGATCAGGTTGCCGCATCAGGTGTTGATCGATCCGAATAGCAGTGACCCAAGTGGGAATGATGCGAACTGGATGATGATCGAGGATATGCTCCCGACTGAGTATATCAATGCGATCTATGGTGAGAAGGACCCTGACTCGGATGAAGTGAAGTCGATCTTTGAGCCTACGCACGTGCTCACTGGCGGTGGTGGAAGTGGGGATGATAAAGAGTTCTCGCTGTTCAGTAAGAAGGATAACGCGTATAGCGCGTATGGCTTCGATACCGCTGATCAGTTTGATAAAGCGTGTATGACCAAAGTTTGGTATGTGTGGGATAAAGTCACACGACGGCTTGAGATGTATGCTGACAACGACTGGAAGTGGCCTATTTGGGTATGGGATGATCCGTATGGTCTACAAGGCTTCTTTCCTCTCACGCCTATGTGGTTTCATGAGAACCCTGTGGCGATGTATGCCAAAGGCGAAGTCAGCTACTACCTGGATCAACAAGACCAGATCAACGAGATCAACGACGAGAAGCGTAGGGCACTGCTTTGGGCCAGACGCAATATATTCTATAACCCCGACACGGGCATCACGCAGGAGACTGCGGACAGGATACTCAAGGGGCCGGATGCGACCGCAACGCCGATCAAGTTACCGGAGGGGATGAAAGGCACCGATGCGGTGTTTAGTATTCCACCACCCAGCATGGCGTTCTTGCCGTTGTTCGATAAGAAGGACTTGTATCAGAGCGTAGATCGCATCGCTGCAACGAATGAAGTTGAGCGCGGTGGTGAGTTTAAGACCAACACCACGAATAAGGCCATTGACTACTACTCCAGCCTAGGAAACCAACGCACTGACATGCGACTCGACGCGATTGAGGACGCACTTGGTGATGTTGGTTGGAAACTCGCACAGATGTGCTTGAAGTTCATGGATGCGGAGACAGTGAATGAGATCACTGGCCTGGATGTTAGTGAGTTTTGGCGTCCTCTCGATAGCCTTAGAGATTTTGCTGCCTTTAGTGTGCAAGTTGTTGGAGGCTCGACGCAGAAGCTAACGAGTCAGCAGAAGAAACAAGAGGCTGTGCAAATCGGACAGGTTATGGCGCAGTATGTACGTGCAGCGCCTGCTAGTGCGTTGAAGGTTTCACTCAAGATGATGAGTGAGGCGTTCGATGATTTTGTGATCAGTAAAGAGGACTGGGATAGTATCGCTGGTGAAGTGCAGATGATGGCTCAGTCACAGCAAGGTGGCGCACCTGGACAAGGGCAGCAGGGTGCACCGCCTGGAGGGCCGCCGCCGCCAGACGGTGGTCCTCCACAACCCGCTCAGGGCGGTATGCAGATCGCTGCGCAGGTTGTGCAGATATTGCAACAACTGCCACCACCTGTCTTGCAGGCTATAGGTAGTGCGTTGGCGCAAGGTGTGCCACCAGCCGAGATATTCAAACAGATGCTACAGAGCCAAGGTAGCAACGGCCCACAGGGAGTAGCAGCATGAGTGATGAAGCATATCACGAGCGTAATCAACTCGTTGCGCTGCTTGCTCGGTTGTATCCAAGTGGTAGAAAGCGCACTGCCATTGAAGGCTGGGACCCTGAATGGAATGGATGTGTCTACATCGATCTACCAACAGGACAAGCCTCTTGGCACTACCATGACAGAGAAGCAGACTTGTTTGCTGATCTTCCTGAGTATGCTGGAGAATGGGACAGCCATACGACAGAGCAAAAGTATCAGCGTGTTCATGACTTATGGAGCAGCAGATGAGCGGCACAGTAGAAGACAGCATACTTGGTAGCATCCCCGACATCCATGACGATGTTGATACGGGCACCGATACATCACAAGGTGGTGACACTTCCCCGAGTGGTGAAGGCACCACATCAAGTGCACCTACGCAGCAGGGTGGTGGACAAACCAGTGCACAGCCTGGACAACAGCAACAACCTGTAAGGCGGCGGCATGATGGACTTGTAGAAGTCCCAAATGCTGAACAACCCAATACGCGTGATCTTGTTGACCCGATCACGGGACGTGTTGTAGCGAAGGGCGGTATTGAGCGTCGTGTGTATGAGGAAGGTCAGCGACACTCGCGTGAGAACAATCAACTGAAGAACCAGTTGTCTCAGGCAACGCGCCAGCTTGCCAGCATCAATGAAGTGACGCAGGAAGCAGTACGCCTGAATGTGTCACCGCAGGATCAGGTTGTTGCCATTCGTATAATGGCCGAGTTCATGCGTGATCCGGTGAAGACGCTTGAGTCGCTTGTTTCGGAAGTGAAGAGTAAGGGCTATCCTATTCCGTTCCTGGAACAAGGTGTTACACCGGGCATGGATATGGCTGCTATTCAGCGTATGATCGATAATAAGATGGCACCGATCACGCAGCAGCAAGTGCAATCGAGACAACAGCAGGAGCATCAGCAACGCGCGGAGGCAGAGATTAATTCCTTCCTTGAGGATAACCAGGAGGCGAACTCGAACCTTGACGTCCTATCCGAAATGTTGCAGGCTCAGCCTGGATTGTCCCTCCATAGTGCCTACACCAAGATGATCAGGTGGGCACACGAGAACCAACTGGATTGGACACAATCGCTGAAGCAGCAGATTGCGCAACAGCGGCAGCAGCCTACCCCTCAGCAGACGACACAGCAACCAGCACCAACGCGCCCCATACCGGGTCGTGGTGTGCAACCAACACAAGCTACGCCAGTGGGTAACGGCGCAGTTACGCAATACAATGAGAATGCATCCTGGGCTGATATAATTAGGCAGTCGATGCAGGAACATGGTGTCAACTTAAACTGATGAGGTAGGCTATGCCTGTTGGAACAATCATACCTGCTGTAGCAGATGTTCTGCACAGCACACTGACGAAGAGCCGACGCAAGTTGGTGATGGCTTCGATCAAGTCGAACGCACTGATGGCGTGGGTGTTTGCGAATGACCGTGTGGAGTATGAGGATGGCGGATACAATATCACCAACCCTCTTACAATCGGCCGCAATCCTAACATTACGTCGTATAGCTACTATACGCCCTTGCCAGTCAACCAGACCGATGAGTTCGACACGGTTGAATATGGCTACTCACGTGTTGCGGGCAGCGTCATCATCTCCGACCAGGAGCAGGATGAGAACAACGGAGCCGCAGCCATCTTCAAGCTGATGAAGGAGAAGATGAATGTCCTTGAAGAGAGCATCAAGGATAAGTTCTCACAATACCTCTATGCGGTTGGTGGTGGCACTGATCCTCTCGGTCTTGGATCGCTTATTCCCACCAACCCGCTTGTCGGCACTCTCGGTGGCATCAATCGTGCAACACAACCGCAGTGGCGCACAAGCGCGTATGTATTCGCAGGAGGCATGGACTCCACTAACATCGAAGAAGTGTTCGACGATGTACTCATGGACCTCACGCTGAAGGGTGACAGGCCCAGTGTTATTCTGACTGGCCGCAACATCTACAGGATGTATCGTCAAGCGGTGCGTGACAAAATGACCATTCCGCTGAGTGAAGGCAAAGCAGGTAAGCGCATGTTCGACCTCGGGTTTGAGGGTTGCATGCACAACGGCATACCGATGATGTATGACGAGGACTGTCCTGTTAACTTCGCCTACTTCATCAATGACACCTATCTGCGCTTGCACATGTTGCGTGGTGTGAACATGAAGGTGAAGGAACTGGTAGCACCATGGAATGTTGATGCTGTTGGGAGCCGTGTTGTGTGGCAGGGTCAGTGGTGCCTATGGCGGGCATTCCGCACACATGCAGTTCTCACCAACTGATGGAGAGCAAGATGCCTGAAGCAAAGAATGCTGCCAAGGACAAGGCTATCGCAGAGGCCAAAGCCAACCAGAAGAAGGCTGTTGAAGGACGCACCGCTGCTGAAGAGAGTGTTGAGCCTATGGTAGAGGGCTACGACGAGACGCTGCCTGGGCAAGAGGAGATTGTTGCTGGTACACCAGAGCATGTAGCAGTGCTCAATGCATATCCTAATGCAACAAGTTATGGTCCTGATGTGAATGTGATTGTTCCGCCTGAGCCGCCTCCACCTGATCCACCAAGCACACTGAGTGGTGCGGCAGCAACAGTGCACCACGATACGAGAGCAGACACCAAAGCTGGTTCACGATCCAGCAAGGAAGCGTAGACATGCCCCAGTCTGGTCTGGACTTCAAACCTGCGTTCCAGGTTGAGAAGATCAGCGGTAAGTTCTGGCGCATGGTCATGCACATTGAAGAAGATGTGCGTAAGGTTGGACCTTTGGGTAATAAGGAAGTGATCACACGCAAGCTCGTTCCGAAGAAGGAAGAGTTTGAGGATGGTTACATGATCTACTTCCCACAGGGCCATAGCATGTTCGTCGCTGCTGATGATGAAGAGCAATTGCG